GCAAATACGGCTGAACTTCACGGCCTGTAAGAAGAAGTTTTGAATTCTGGTCTTGCAGAACTTTTCCGTAAACTTCGGAAATACTGCAATTTGGGTCAAGTCCGATTATCAACACTTTTTGGCCGTGCTGATAAAGAAACTCTGCAAGCAAGGTGTTAAGGGTAGTTTTTCCCGTGCCACCTTTTTTGTTTGTTGTCGTTAAAATCATGTTTCTACTCCTTGTGTATGATTTTCCGCTTTGGTTGCATTTAGTTAGAACGGTATGCGTTCGCCGTTTTCGTCATACATGTCCGGCGGCACATCGTCAAAATTCGGGGCTTCCAGTGCAGGGCTTGAATAGCCTTGTGAAGCGGGCTGCGTTCCATTTTCAGCAGCATTCATCCGCTTGCCTTCACCCGGTCTTCTTAAAGGTCTTACTTTGTTTGCACGGATTTCAACGCGCGAAAACCTTTTGCCGTCCTTTTCCCATGAAGAAGTTTTTAATTCAGCTTCAATGAGAACTTCGCGCCCTTTTGTGTATTCCGCAAGATTTTTTTTTGCAACTTCACCCCAATAGCTAACATCAAAGAAATTGGTTATCTTTTTCCATTCATTTGTTGAGCGGTCAAGATAATCTTTGTTTACCGCTAAAGACAGCGTTAAGACGCAGCTACCGTTGCTCATGGTGTTCATAGATGCGTCTTTTGTAAGCCGCCCCTGCAAGTAAAGCGTGTTTAAGTCACTCATTGTCTTTTTCTCCTTCTGGTTTCTGCAATTTATATTCCGGGTGTTCTTTAACCCAAGATTCCAAAACTACCGTGTGGCCGCTGTAAGTTACAGGACCGTCATGGTTCATAACCTTTGTATAAAACTGGTAATAGCTGAATTCAAAATCTATTGCAGCCTGGCAGAGCGAAAAGAAATAGATTCCATCAACATAAACCGGACGACAATACCGATTTCGGTGCGGTTTTGGATTCAACACTTTTTTATACAAGCCCTCCCCCTAAGCGTCACCTTCCGAAAATTCAATTCCGGTAAAAACAAGAATCAATTCGCCGTTTACCCGCTTTTGTTTGTAATCAACGAATTTTCCCATTATTTTTTGAACACGGCGGACAAATGTATTTCTTGAAAGACAGTTGCCTGCACACCATGTTTCGTAACGCTCATATAATTCAGAAACAGGAACAAAACCAAAATCTACAACTTTGCAGATTTCAAAAATAAAGTTTTTGATTCTCATGTCTTCATCAGAAAAAGCGGCGGCGGAATTTTCCCCGGCTGCATTTCCGACAATTCCCTGTATTGCAGAGCGGGTTAAAAGTTTCTTTTCGCCCAATTCTTCCAGATGCTCAAATATGTATCTGTTGGCGCGAATCTGTGCGATTTCGAGCTTTTTCTTTTCCTGTTCCAATTCTGTATCAAGTGTGATTGTGTAAGTTCCTGTTTTGCGGATTTGCGGGAGAACTTCATTTGTTACCCAACGGCGAAATTCTTTTGCAGCTTCCTTTCTGCTCATAAAGATTGCGTGATATAAGCCCGGTTCGTTAATTACGAGCATCTCTTGATTTCCGCCAGAGGTGGGAATAATGCAAGATGTGGTTTCATCAGAATCAAGGGATTGTGTTAGATTCCACGCTTTCGGATAATCTAAAGCAGCGGCGACATCTTTTCCAACAAACCATGTATCATTTTCAAGTTGGACAGTTCTAACAAGCGTATCGCCAAAAGCCCACGACTGAACTTTTTTGACTAAAAGGGTGCTTGAATTACAAGCCCCCTTTGTAATGCTTTTTGCTCCTTCACTTAATGATTCCATCAGATTTACCCCTAAAAACAAAAAAGCCCGGCGAGATGTCGTCTTTCCCACCGGGCTTAAAGCGGAAAACACAGGAGTATTTCACCCATGCTTTAACCACCCAATAAAAAATGAGTGGTTAGTAAAGACGACATGAACTAACAACTCATTTTCTACATCTATTTTTAAAGGGTAAAATTGATATTGTCAAGTATTTTTTTTTGAAAATAGATGTTTTTTTTCAAAAAAATGCCGATACACTCAATTTTTACATGTTTCTAACCGAGAATCGCAATGCGGAAAACATTTTTTAGGGGTGCCTATGTCTCAAGAATACCTTGCATTGCAGGAACGCAAGCGGAAATGGATTCCACTTGCGTGTATTGGAAAATGCTCTATTTCTCAAGCATCTAAAAGAATTGGTATTACACCAAATTCAGTATCTGTCTTAAAACGCCGTTATCGACTTTATGGTGATTCAATATTCATTAACGGACACAAGGGAAAGTCTTATCAGAAAAAGAAATATAGTGACGATTTACGAAAAGAAATATGCAGAATATACCGCAACTATTGGCCAGACACTAATTTCAGTGCATTCAAAGATCGCCTGGCAACCTATCACAATATCAAAATCGGAATTATTACACTTACAGAAATTCTACAATCAGACGGCATAAAATCACCAAAAGCACATTCAAAAGGCAAGAAAAAGAAACATTTACCACGAAAAGAACGCCCCTGTACTGGTGAATTGTTGCAATTAGACGCTTCTGAACATGATTGGCTTATGAACGGCGAAAAAATAACGCTTCATGGGGCTGTTGATGACGCTACGCACGAACCAACAGGACTTTACTTCTGCCGGAATGAATGCAGATTGGGTTATAGCGAAGTTTTAAGGCAAACTCTTACATTACAAGGAAAACCAGAAGCTGTTTACATCGACAGGCACGCGGCTTTTGTGAAAAACGCACGGAAAAAAGACAAAACACTGGAAGAGCGGCTTGAATACAGCAGGGAAGAAGAAACGCACTGGACGGAAATCTGCAATGAGCTGAATACGAAAATAATTTTAGCCCTATCCGCAGAAGCAAAAGGCAGGGTTGAACGGTTTTGGGGGACTTTACAGGGGCGACTGCCGCAATTATTCAGATTTTTAGGCATAGACACGATTGAAAAAGCAAATGAATTCATGCCGACCTACATAAAAATGTACAAAGAACGCTTTGCTGTTCCCCCGCAGGACGAAAAAACACACTACAAACCCGCAAATATGACAGATGACGAGCTTGAATATTTACTTTCCGTAAAGTTCAAGAAGAAAACACGATGGAATGGAGAGTTTATTTTTCACGGCTTTTTGTTTCATCTTGAAGCCCCTAGGGCCGCTTGCCGTGATTTTACACTTTGCCTTTCTGAAAAAACAGGAATCCGGGCGTTTATGGACGGCAAATATTACCCCGTTACCCTGGCAGAGCCGCTTACAGACTGTGTTGGCGACCCGATGCCACAGGTTGAAAAAGATTTGATTGAACGGTATTTGCTGAAATCCACACGGGTACAGCGTTACGCTTTTGGGTAAAGGTAATTTTTTCATCTAACGGCAACATTGCGGCGCGTAGGCTGTTGATTTCGGTAAAAAAATAATTTTACCGAAAAAAGAAAATTAAAAAAAATCAAACTTCTCAATCTTTTTTCATTTTTTTTACCTTCAATACTTTACAAATAACTTTACTTTTTAACTGCTTACAATACAACGATTTACTAATTTTTTTATGGTAAAATGGTAAAGTAATTTAGATTACTTTGTAAAAGTTTTTTAAGAATAAAAATTTTAGTGAATAAAAAATTTTATTCCAGAAAAAACTTTAGAAACTCTTACCAAAAATCTTTTACCACTTTACCGTAAAATATTTAATTGTTTTACCAATATTTACTAACCCACAATAAAAAGAAAATCAGTTCAAAGGTACTGGGAAGCCCCCGTACCCGTCCGCAATTATTCGGCGGCGAGTCCGTTTTGTTATTTGTGTGCCATGTTCGGTGGTGGGTTTACAAAAAGTTTACAGTGGTATAGCGAGTTATTTCGTCAAGATTTACAATTTCTGTAATGGAAGTAAAAGCGGCAGAATTTGCGCGGATGGCTGGCGTTTCGCGCATGGCAATAAGTGGAAAAATTAAAAATGGCACTCTCATACTGAACAGCGGCGGCAAACTGGACACTGATAACCCGCTGAACCGTGCCTATTTGGAAAAACACCGAGAAAAACAAAAAGCGGCCCTGCAAGCAAAAGAATTGGAACGAACTTTTTACCAGGCGGCAGAAGAAATTGAAAAACAGCCTTCTGCAACAACCTTTCCTTTGCCGGAGCAGACTAACAAACAGCTGGAGCAAAAACAGACACAAAATAAAGCTGCGTCTATGCTGAACATGACGATTGGTGATTTGATTAAACACTACGGCGATGTAAAGGGCATTGGTGACTACGCAAAAATTTTGCGAGATTTAACAGCCGCCGACGAGCGCGAACAAAAAACACAAGAAAGACGAATGCTGCAAATACCAAAAGACTTTGTTGTAGCACGGCTTTTCAGCTTTGTAGACCAGCTTATGAACAAGCTGCTGGATGTGCCGGAAGCCGTAAGCGACCAGGTTATAGCTCTTGCACTCTCCAGCGATGAAGGAACAAGGCGGCAGGAAGTTATAAACGTTTTGAGCGACAATTTAACGCGCTGCATTGCTGGATGCAAAGAACACATTATTTCTGAACTGAACGGCTTAAAAGGTAAATACGACAAAACAGAAGATGATTCTGCAACCGTGATTGCAGATTTGAACGACAAACTGGATTTATTGCAAGGTGGCAAAGAATGAAGTATTACACGAATCTATGGGAAAAGTTTCGGCTGGGCGAAAAAGCCAAAGATTACAGAACGGTTTTCAGAGGGAATGATTTTGCATTAGGCTGTGCAAAAACCGGACAAGAATGCGCAGAAAGATTCGGAGCGGGCGGAACAATGCACGCAAACAAGGACGGTATGGAAATGGTCATAGAACAATGCGGAAAAATAGTCCTTTATATTGGCCCGGCGCAAAACCAAAATGACGGGCTGGGGAAATATTGCGGACTGATTTTAAAGGAATAAAGGGAGAAAATAACATGAGCCAAAACCAGAACAAGAAAATGTACAGACGAAACAGACGGGAAACAATCCGGCATTACAGGGGATTTTGCGATTACATCAATAAAAAGAATTTCATTATGCGCCTGCGGTTTGCATGGCACGTAATAAAGGGGGATTTATGATTATTGATCAGAGAAAAACAAACGCTGTTATACAAGCATTGTGTTTGCGAGGATTGCAGGGAAAGTCTCAAAAACTGTTTGTTGATTCTTCCTTGCCGGAGGTTGATTTGGATAATTTGCAAAGACAGATTGCAGATTTGAAAAACGAACTTGATATTTTTTCAAGAGACGTTGCAGAAATTGAACAGGATTACAAGGACGGCAAATATGAACAAGAAAATTGTTAGGGCCGATTTGGCCGAAGATTTGTATAACTCATACAGTGATAAATTCGGGCGTGAAGAAGCGGCCAGAATTATAGACCACATTATTTTGAAAATGAAAAACGAAGTGGCAGACGGCAACACAATAGAGCTACGAGGATTCGGCACGCTTTACGCAAAAAAAAGAAACGGCAGAAAGAATGCACGAAATCCAAAGACAGGCGAAACAAAAAACATTCCGCCGCATTATGTGGCAGCTTTCAAAGCCGGACGCGAGCTTAAAAACGCCCTGCTTGTTCTGGATGCAATGAATTCTTAACTACTCACGTGAGTAGTAACGGCGGTTATGGCACAAGTTAAAATCAATTTTGACGATGTGGATTTTTTAATTGAGCAGTTCTCACGATTAACGGCACAGCGCAGCTACAGAAAGCCGAGCGAATACATTGAAAGCGTGCGTTACATTGACCGTGCGCTTTCACCTTTTCCGGGCAAATTCAGTTATGACAAGTTTCCGTATTTTAGGGAAATTGTAGACCAGTTTGCGCCGGATTGCCCGACAAGGCGCGTTTATGTTATGAAGGGAAACCAGGTTGGAGCTACAACAGGACTGCTTGAAAGCATAATGATGTATTACATTGGCGAAAATCCTGCGCCGCAGCTTTATGTTTTGCCGGACGAAATGATGGCCCGTGATGCCGTAAACACTAAAATCGACCCGACAATAGACAACTGCGGATTAAGAAACCTTATTTTCAGCCAAACAAGAAAAGCGGCTGGCGCAAAGAATACGGGTGATACAGGATTAAAAAAGGAATATCCGGGCGGATATTTACACGCCGTTGGAGCCGGAAGCGGAAACCGTTTCAGAAACTTTTCTTACAAAATTGAACTTGTGGACGAAGCGGACGGAATGCAGGCAAAAGTAAAAGGCGAAGGTTCGATTTATGATTTGGCGGTTGCCCGTCTGGATGCCTACCCTACGAGTAGCAAACTTTTTATTGGTTCAACACCAACAGAAGAAAGAAGCAGCTTGATTGCAAAACTTTTTAGAAACGGAACAATGAAATACTTTTACGTTCCGTGCAAGTTTTGCGGCGAAATGCAGAAACTTGAATGGGCGGTATGGAACGAAGACAAAACAGAGCAGATAGGCGGCATTGTCTGGGAGAATAACGAAAACTTTGAGCCGATTTTAGAGACAGTCGGCTATAAATGCCCGTATTGCGGCGGCATTATGAAAAACTACGACAAGGCAGCTATTGTTCCTAAAGGTGAATGGCGGGCAAGTCAAAAGCCGATTCAGCCAAATACGGAAAGCTATCACATAACGGCTTTGTATAATCCGCCGGGAATGTTTTCCTGGGAAGACTATGTAAGCCAGTGGGCGGGATGCTGGGATATTAAGGCAAACAAAGTGCGAGACAAAGAACGCTATCGCGTTTTCCGCAACCTTAAACAGGGGCTTACTTTCCAGGAACAGAACGAGCAAATCAAATATGAAAAGGCCGTCTTGCACAGGCGTTTTGGTTTTGCGCGCGGCACGATTCCAAACAGGATGGCGCGAGAAGAAGCCGGAAGCCCGATTCTTATTCTTGTATGTGCGGTCGATGTTCAGAAAAACGGTTTGTATGTTGACATAAAAGGCTTTGCAATGAACGGCGTTACATACACGATTGACTTTAAGTTTATTGAGGGCGCAACAGAGCAATTCGGCGGCCCGTGGGATGAGCTGGAACAGATTATTGAAAACGGCATTTTTACCGACGAAGACGGCTTAAACTACCGCATTGCAATGACGCTTGTTGATTCCGGCCATTATACGGATTGGGTCTATTCCTTTGTGGCACGGTTTACAGCTGGCGTTTACGCTTCAAAAGGTATGGACTGGATCAAGGGCGGCGAAACTTACCAGCTTTTCAGCCGGGCAACGCTTGACCGAATAGGCTTGCCGCTTGCATACCATGTAAACACAGGAAAACTTAAAGACCGAATTTCAAACAGCATGAATGTTTTGAGATGGAACGAAGGCGAAAAACAGCCAGCATGGTTCCCGAACTTCCCGGAAAACTTTAGGGATGATTACTTTAAAATGTTTGAAGCGGAAGAAAAAGTTGAAGTTATAGACAAGAATACGGGCCAATGGTTGAAGACAATCTGGCGGGCTAAATTCGGCGCGCCTAACCACGGCTTTGATACATACGTTTATGCTTTGGCGGCTTTGGAGATTCTGGCGGATGATATTTGCAGAAACGAAATCGGACTAAAGGCTTTGGACATGGGCGTTTTCTGGAGATATGCAAAACAGAACCTTGTTCCGGGGGAAAAATGAAAACTTTTATAATTGCTACAGGAATTGTTTTTGGCGCGATTTTTCTTTTGATTTTATTTTTCGCCGTAATTGAAACATTTTTCTTTGAAGAAGAAAAAGAAAACGACTGGGAGTTTTAGAAAAAAAATGAGAAGACAGATTGCTTATAACATGGACTGCATGGACTTAATGAAACTGTTGCCAGACAATGAATTTGATTTGGCGATTGTAGATCCGCCGTATGGAATAAACATCGCTGAAAATATCGGATTAAGAAAAAGATTGAGTACATACGAATTTAAAAAACACAAAATTCAAAAATGGGATGCCGCCCCCCCCCAACAGACCTATTTTGATGAACTTTTTAGGGTTAGCAAGAATCAAATTATTTGGGGCGGAAATTATTTTAAGCTGCCGCCGTGTAAATGTTTTATTATCTGGCAAAAACCTGGAATATCCGAAGACGTAAGTTTTGCGATGTGTGAATACGCATGGACTTCATTCAGCCAAACAGCCAAAATAATTTCCGTAGAAAAAGAAAAAGAAAGAATTCACCCTACACAAAAACCGATTGCGTTATATACATGGATTTTGCACAGGTTCGCAAAGCCTGGCGACAAGATTTTAGATACACACTTAGGCAGCGGTTCAAGCAGAATTGCGGCACATGAAATGGGCTATGATTTTGTAGGATGCGAAAAGGACGCTGAATATTTCCTTTTGCAGGAAAAACGATTCAAAAACTGGATTGCACAGCAAAGCCTTTTTGAAATGGACGGCGGCCAGCCAGCATTGTTTTAAAGAAAAAGCGGCAACTACTCACGTGAGTAGT